GACTGTAATGGTCGTACCAGAGTGGGTAACATTCATGCCTTCTCCACCAAGAATAGACACACCATGCCCTGCCATGGTCACGGCCCCGGTATCGGTTGTGATATCTTTTAGTACATCATCATCAAGAGAAACGACGCCCGAGGATACCCCGAAATCAGCAGCGGAAAAGGATGCAACACCTTTATTGGTTGTGGAGGCATTTTCCCCAGCGACTGTAATGGTTGTACCGGAGTGGGTAACATCCATACCTTCTCCACCCGACATTGTTACACCATGCGAAGCGATTGTGAGTGCGCCTGTGTCAGTGGTGATTGCTTTCAGAACTGTATCTTCTAACGATACGGCACCCGAGGAAACATCAAAGTCGGCGGTTGCGAAGGAGGCAATACCCTTATTGGAGGTTGAGGCATTCTCGCCCGCGATTGTCAGAGTGTTATTGGTAACAGTTGTATCGATTCCCTCTCCACCAGCAAAGGTGAATGTGTCAGTACCAACTGTTACGGTATCGGTTCCTGTATCACCTGCAATATCCAATGCAGTTGAATATGCTCCCAATTCTGTATCAACATATTCCTTGGTCGCGGCATCCTGAGAATCTACTGGGTCGGTAACATTTGTAATACGGGATGTGCTGGCGTGAATGACGCCCGAACCGTTGGGGTCAAGAACAATATTGCCATTTGTATTAGTTGATGATATAGTATTACCATTAATGTCAATATTATCAATTTTGATATTATCAAGCTTGGATGAAGCGTCTACTAATAGAGCAGATGATGCTGTTAGTGTACCCGCTGTATGATCCAGCATATTGGTGAATAATTCACCACCAATAACAACGTGGTTTGCAGCATCACCTGCGGTTTCCGTACCCATACCTACATAAAGTCGTTGCCCACCGGCCCCTACTAATGATGAATATGCTAATTCGCCTTGTGCCAGCGTGGAGGGATTGCCTGCGACCGCTGATCTTTTTATTCTAATTGTAGCTGCCATCAGTATTGGCCTCCTGTTATATCTTGTTTATCTAAAGTTAGTGTATTTTCCCATATTTCACTTGTTCCATTATAAACTAAAACGTGCCCATCTATAGGAGATGTAATAGCCACATCTGATAATCCATCCAAATCTGAGGTACTACCAATTACTCTTCGTACTGGCCTACCCAATACAATTTTCTTCACTATCGGACTACGGTCCGCGACGGTTACGGAATGTACCTTTGTAGCATTTGGTCCTATAACGACTGACATATTATCCTCATTTTGTTACGGATGGTGTTACGGTTATCTGCCCCTCTAACACTCTTTCGACAACCGTGTTAGAACTTGAATCAAGGTGGGAAATCTCTACATCATAAACATAACGATATGGGGCTTTCAAGGCATTGGTCTGAGCATTCGTTAATTCTAAAGTAACAATTCCATCAGTTTCGGGTGTTGATACAACAGCCGTAAAGTCCGTGGTATCGTCAGAGTCGGAATTGTAAGTTTTCTTCATTTTCGCGGAAGTGGAATAATTTGTCAGGTTTTTCTTGCCACCAGTAATAGCATCCACCAAATGAACTTCGATTGCAACATCTGTGCCTTGGTCGATAGAAATATTTTCGTGTTGTGCCATGCGTTACCTCATTTCGTCACAGATGGTGAAACTTGAATCCGACCTTCCAGAACTCTATCCACTAAAGTGTTAGATGAACTGTCAAGGTGAGAAATTTCAACATCATACACGTAACGGCCCTTTTTCAAGGCGCTCGTTTGTGTATTTGTTAGGGAGAGGGTGCAGACACCAGTCAAGGCTGTGGTTACAACCGCTGTAAAGTCTGTGGTATCGTCAGAGTCGGAGTTGTAAGTTTTCTTCATTTTGGACGCAATAGAATAACCAGTAAGGTTTTTCTTACTGCCATCATTATTGGTCAAATTCAGAGTAATCGTTACATCTGTGCCTTGGTCGATATTAAATTCTGTGTACTGCGCCATGAAATACCTTCTGATTTCTTTGTCGGACGCGCGAAACGCCCCTGCTCATATGAAGGTATTTATAATATTGAAGATTTCAACCTTACCCGGGAGTATTACTCCCGGTCAGATACCAGAACGGCAAAGTCTTCAGCCGAGATAGGAGCATTTTCTTCCATAGACCGCATTCTGTTTTCGAGGTCAAGTAGGGTAAGAAATATTGCGTGGTCCCGGCGAGAATTTTTATTCATAAGTCTGTTTACCAAATCATTTTTACGATTTTTGGTTTCTTTGGCAATTTTTGACTTGGTTTTATTCTTGACTTTCCATTCCTTGGCCCATCGGTTATTTTTCAATACAAATACAGAATATCTTTCCTGTATTGTTGGGTCGAAGATTGGTTGATTTGATTCCTCATATCTGAAAAATCCCAAAGGATTTATTTGTTCATTGGGATACCCATTCCGAAACGATACATTGGGATAGGTCTTTCTTAACTCAGCAAACGAGGAAGCCTGAGGTTCGTTATCGACTATTTTTAATATCATATTATAACCCTATTTGATTTATTATGCGTTGATTTTCGCGCCATATAATGTACCATTCATATCCCATAATGAAATGAAGGTATAACCTGAAGTTTCTAGTGTTGGTGCTGTCGCACCATCAGTGACCCAAGTCATGGTAGGCCATGTGACCGTATAAGCAGAATCTCCATCATCCAATGCTAACAATACACCTTGCCCCGAATCAATGCTTTCCGTGAAGGTCGTATTTGATGCCAGTGTTTTGTATTGCATACCACCATTTGCTGGATCAATGACTGTACCCGATAACGCATATTGTGTTTCTTTGACCTCATCCAATACCAGTTCGCCGGTCATTGTACCACCGGTTTTCATTAGTGCGCCGGCGGCACCAACATTATCAGTGTCCGTCTTGTCAGCAGAAGTTTCTATTGTACTCAGTTTTGTACTAATTGTGCCGATTGCCGTACTATTAGAATCGATATCTGAACCATCAGCTGCAATGTCACGCCCATCAACGGTACCTGATACAGTAATATCACCAGTGATTGATACACCGGTATTCTGTGTCACCAGTTTGTTGTTATTGTTGAAATATAAGTTAACACCCCCGTTCTGGGTTGCTGCTATCATTTCTTCATTGGTGGTTGACCTAACCCGGAAGAGGGAAGATTTTATAATCAAATCGCCTGTTCCCGAATCGGAAATATAACTATTGGACCCATCATGGTGTATCTTTAGGTCAGTCCCAGTCCCGAAATGTGCTTCAATGCCGTCACCAAAAAGAAGGTTACCTGTCAGGCCTGAACCACTAATCTTAACGAATTCATCTGAATCCATTTGTTCAGTTTTCAGGCTATTGATAGCACCAACCAAATCAGAATCTTCGGATGTGGTCAATAATGTTAGGTCACCAACCGCGGCAGAAATAACGTTAGTACCGTCCACCCATTCTTCGAATGTGTCAGTCAATAAAATTGTAGTTTTTGCCATGTTTTATTTCTCTTTGTTCTCTATTAGTTCGTTTACCATGTTTCGCAACTCACGAATTTCGACTTTCATTTCTGTTAGTTCATTATCTTTTTGAATACGAACCTGTTTCCGGGCCTTAGCCTCTTTTATATCATTACTATTTATATTCAAGATAGCCCGGGTATTCATATCCCGGACTAATCCTGAATGGTCCTCAACCTTTACATAATCCTTATTCATATCTTATGCAGCCATCGCAATCGCGCGAAGGTCCTTGAATGAAGGAACCTTGGATGTATTAGAAGATTTCATGATTATTTTCAATTGGAATTTCATGAATTCATCCAATGAACCACTCTTACCCCCGATAAGGTATTCGTAATCACGGAATACCGTTACATCATCATCGGAAGGAGGGTTGTTTTCCAGAGTGGCTAGAACCCAATTGTTATCAAAGATAGATGTATCAGCAGCAGTCGCAGTTCTGTAATACACATCAAAATCTGCGACGGAAGGTCGGTTTGCGGCAATCAATAGTTTGATACCAACAGCACCTTCTTCCAGAGTAATAACATTAGTCAAATGCTTCGAGGCATGAGAACCTCCATCTGGTTCAGTTTCAGCAATGTACTTGATAGGAACATTATATCCTGTACCACCTGCGGAGTCTTGGTAATCAATTGAATTAGAGACACAAATCAAGGACGCTCTTTGCATATCCAACACAGGTGACACATAATCATCATCTGTGGTGAAGTCAACTTTAATTGCAGTCGAAGTAACACCAGCGCCCAAGTTAGCAGTCTCCGTTGCGGAGTCGGCAATCAATCTAGGTGAAGTGAAATAGTTATTCGTATTGATTTGTAAATCAGAATAAACAACATCTTTGACATGACCAGTCTCCGCGCCTGCCAAGGATTTACCGGTCATGAACTTACCTGAGGTCACAATACTTGTTCCTTCAGGCACTCTTCTATTGATAACTGGATACACAATGTCCATTGGAACACCTTGCGTGGAAATCACAGCAATACCGCCCCCGAAGTCGGAGTCAGTTGCCGCAGAGTCGGCTGTAAAGGTGTATCCTGTTGTGTCAACAGAAACAACAGTTCTATCACCTATCATAGAGGCAATAGAGATACCACCCAAGGCGGAATCAACACCCGTCAAAGTAACGGTATCGCCGGCCAGTAGGCCTGGATTAACCATATTCACCCGGACAGAACTTGACCCAGAATCAACACTGAGTGGGTCACTGGTTAGAAGGGTTTTAGGTGAACCTACATTCTCCAGAATAACTGAACCTGTAGTATCGGTAAAGTCTGCGACCTCTAGTTTGTACATCAAATCTTCGAATTGATATGCGGACCATGTTCTATTGTTTGCGGATTTAAACAATATACCGGAATGTGGTTGTTTAACAGCTTTTGATTCTGTGGAACCGAGCGTGAAATCTCCCATTTTGGAGATATACACATTGTATTCTATGGTTTCGGCCAATACGCAAATAGCATATTCTCGGCCGCCTTCCAGATATACTGGTTCTGTGAACTCAAATTCTGTTGCAGCGGATGCATCTGCCGAGGTGTTGACGCTGGCCGGGCTAAGGATTTTCTTACCACCCGGTACGATTCTTTGAGTTGGTACACCATTGTCCATAGTTCTGATAAAGACAGTGACCGGTTGTGCCGCGGCCTTTGTTGCGAAATACAAGTGCACCTTGGTGACAACTATACCGTTATCCTCGGGAACCACAAATGATTGGGCCAATGGGTCAGGCATATCAAATTTTCCTCCGCCCGACCTGTCCCGCTCTGGGGGAGGTGGAGGAGGTCTTACTATGATATCGCCTTGCGCAAAGTATGTTGTTTGTGCCCAAGTTGTCGCATCCTCTGGATTGTCAACCGTAATATCAATGAGTTTAAATACTCTCTCGCCTGACCTGAACCTTATGAGGTCGGTGTTTGGTATGAAGAATGAACCTTCAATATTACCATTACCATCAGTTGTAAGAACTGAAGCAGTTTCGGGGTGACCAGTCGCATTGTTAAATGTATTACCAACATCAGCTGGGTCGTCGGATATAAAAGTAAAGGATTCTTCACGAACCCAATCCGTGACCGAGGTACCATCAAAGAACGCAAACACTTGAGTATTCGGTCTTAGTCCGGTTGCTCGGAAGTACACCTTACGGGAACGAATGAATGGTACAAGTAGATTTTCAACTATTCCATCATCCGGAGTTTCGGTGGGAACCACAACATCTATCGGTAGAGGCCAGTGGCGGCCTCTCCGGCGGCCTCTCCGGTCAGAGGCGTTGGTGCCGAACCAATTCCATTGCCAGTTATTAAATAGACCTGATAGGATGTTGGGGAAATTCAGGTTTCGCTGTCGGTTTCGCCGTGAAATCCCAAGCCAGCGACGCTCTTGGGGTTGCCGTGAATTATTGCGCCATCCGGTCACAGCATCTGGTGATGTTTCACCCTGTGTGATTACATGCCATTCATCGGATATTGGTGACAGTTCTATATCACCAATGTGTAATATTTGAGCAAATGGATTGACATTTTCTGTGCCTGTTACCTGGTCTTGGTCAATCAAAGTTCTATCAGTATGTTTCAGGTAAATGTTATCACCTTTTTTGATAACATTGGTTGACGCTGCGGAATCATACACCAATCTAACATTTCTTTCAACAAATGCTGGGCGCGCGAGGTGTAGTTTAGGGTCAAGGGATGCCCGGTGGTCGGAATCCAACCAATCGGTAAAGGCATAATCAACAAAGTCGTCAACAAAGAATCCTGATTTGGTTCTATCCAAACCAGCCGAGTCCAGAACCTTGAATATTGATGTGTTCAATTCTAGGAGAGACAACGCGGTGGTTTCCTCTAATCTGGAAATACGGTCGTCTAGTTTACCAATAGAGTTCATTGTGTAATGGCGGTAATCAAACTTGCCCAAAGATAGGTCTGTGCCATCATCAGTATAAGGCCCATATGATATGTTGTATAATGGTAGACTATTTGTTGGTGTCACTGGATATTGTGGGTCGAGGTCTTCAATACCTGGTATAATAGACATTGCGCCTTGATTGTTTAGTACCAGAACATCATTGCGCCCTTGGTAATAATAAACATCGGAGGTGATTAGGTCTGTATTTTGAGGCAGTTCATGAATGACCGCGCCCGCGCCAGTAAAGTCTCTTGTGGTTACATCTTTCACGGGGCGGAAATCAAGTACATCACGCAAATCAATAGTTGTTCTATCACTCAATGTATGGGTTGGAATATCTTCGTAGTTTACCTGCCCCGAATATGAACTAACGGAGAAGAAATCGCCTGAAGCGCCGTGTTGGAAGTATTGGTATTGTACACGCGTATCAAAACTTGGGGTGACTTGCCCCGATTTCAGGATAACTCGGCCAAGGTCATAGAAATTGTCGCGTTGCCCATTATCGGTTCTGAATCTGTTGGCAATATCTGCGCCATTAGAATCAGTTTTATTCATACCATTGAAGGCATAAATGTCAGTCGCATCAAGTAACGCATATGTGATACCTGCTGAATCAATCCAATCTGCGGCACCAATGGTGATACCCCCATTTTTCAGGGTTTTGGTTCTGGATACGCCTTGTGACTTGTTCACATATGACAAGATTTCGAGGTTGGAGGATGAAATAGGACCAGATGTAATAGACGCGGATGTGGTTCCCGAACCAGATATGGAATATCCTGTATCGACGGAACTGTCCGCATTCGCGAGTATCCAGTCGTTTGTGTTCGCAAATGTTTCGCCTGGTGCGGTCAAGTTGATTGTTGCGGCACCAGATCCATTGGTCGAAACACTTCCGAATCGTCTTTGGACGGTCAGGGAAATATCATTCAATGAATATGGTTTGTTTCGCGGCAGAGGGAATAGTAAGCCTGTACCTGGTTCATAAAGTGTGGTTGCACCCGCTTCAATGACGGTACTAAAACAATCTGTCGCACCGGTGCCTAATGACTTGGTTGAACGGATATTATTGTTCGCATCCATTTTGATATCAAATAAATATAGTTTGAAGTTCGCGCCATCTTCCTCAACTGCTCTGACATGGGCTGTCCCGATTTGGGAACCTCCTCCGGAGATTGCGTCATACAAGTTCCATTTTTGGAATTGGTGTATATCAGGTAGACCGTTTGAGGCAGAGTCGTTTACCAACATGTAGTTGCCGTAATTGGATGCAACCACTTCGTTCTCAACTTCTTTTGTTGTTCTAGGTTTGGTTACACGCAACTTAGTTGCTTCCGTCATTTCTACACGATAACCATCGATATAAACAAGACCGGAACTAACGTCAACATCAAGTTTCGAGGCGTCGGAATCGTTATCATCAAGCTTGACAACAAATGGTTTTACAATATAATTACCTGATTCTTCCCGTGTTCTTTTTGCCAACAGGTCATTGATTTTGTTATAATCGTCTTCAGCCTTGACAACTGTTTTCAATGCGCCTTCAACAATGCGGGCGACAAAGACAAAGTTTTGGTCTGAATCAACATCCGCTTGGTCTGCGATTGTTAGTTGTATTCTGTAACGGTGGGCGCCTGGCGCGGAAGTATCTGGTGTAGGACCAGTGTTATCATACAAGGCAGAGTTATCATCTTCAGTCACAATATCTTCGGTGATAATGTAACCAATGTTACCTGTATAGGTCGAGGTGTATTTTGAGGCGATAATGGATTGAGCGACCGCAAATACCGGATGCTCTTGTACATAGAAATCGCCTTTGGAGATGGAAACCCGTGTACCTTTGCCTACGGCAGGGTTGCCAACCGTATTGGTTGTCTGTACAGTAAGAGTCACAGAACCCGTCAAGTCTTCCGCCGCAGAGAATCTAATCGCTTCGGTGCCTGAGGTTCCCGCCGAAGTGTCGGTATAATAGACAAACAAGGTCGCCGGGTCGGCACCATCAGCAGCAACGACTTCAATGACCTTAGCCTTCACACCTGAGGTGGCACCTGTGAATTCGGTATCAATCAGGGTTGATGTGTCGGCTGGCAGAGTGTTGGTAGTGGTATTGAGTTTTACGAACTCGTATCGGTTGTTTACGGTAACACCGCCCGGATTAAGTGCTGCACCTTCAACAAACAAGTTGTTATTGATACGCGCACTCTCTCTTTGCAATATGGTTTGCATTTGGGTAAGTTCGCGCGCTTGGACACCGCGAGAAGCGTTAAATAATATTCTATGATAATTATCACTGTCTGCAAAATCGTCACGGTAAGTATCCGCAAAAAGACTTGATGTGTATGTTTTAGTCATTATTTTTCCTATTTACAGTTGGATGACAATCTTGAGGTCTTCAGTTTGCGCAGCGTCACGTTCCACACCAGCACGATTTTCAATATACATTAGGTCGCCCTTGAACATATTTATATCACCTTCCATATATGCCACGGTATCAGCATCTACACCGGCAGAATCCAATGTTCCCGAACCCGAACCATCAGTTTCAGTTACGACCTCGGCCTCTTGGAAAGGTGTGTATCCTGAACTATCGTCTTGGTAATAATACACGACTGACGAATCAGTAGAAATGACATATCCCTGAGCACCTGAGGTGCCGCCGGATAATGTGTTATCAGCAGTAAATACTGGTGAAGGTGTCGCATTAAATTTCATGCGCCGGCAAGCAATGCCTGACCCAGCAGAGAATGCGGAATCAGTGGATGGTTTCAAAGGGTTCTTCCATAGTCCAATTTGACGGAAGTCATTGTCAACAAAGAATTTACCTGATTCGGTGCCATTAGGTTTGGTATTAAACATAATCGCAGTTGATTTCAGTTCATCGCGCGGGTCAGCACCAAATCCTCCTACGGGGCTTATGATTGTTCGTGCCTTAGCGCCTGAACCTCCGCCTCCGGAGAAGGTGACTTCGGCATAATCGTATCCATTACCATGTAACAGGACACCGCTTGACGAATCAAGGTCAACCTTCACGATTGAACCACCCGAAACATATGCGACACCTGCCGCAGAATCCCCGTTACCCACAACAGCGACTGTTGGAACGGATGTGTATCCTGTGCCTCCAGCGGTCACAATGAATCCTCCGACCTGACCCAATATAGCGGCCCCTTGGATGGCTTCTTGTTCTACTTCGGTAGAGGTTGAACTACTATCGGTAGTTGCTTGCAATTTGATGGGCATATAATTCGCAGAAAGGAATTTGCTAGCATCTGAGGCACCCAAGGTATAAAGGAACTTCCAGACATATCCATCCGAAGTCTTGAATGACCTGTTTAGAACACCGGTTGGCTCTACAGTGGATGTGACAGTGGCACCCGTTGCAGTTTTACCTTGTTGTAAACAGATGTAAATGGCATTCGCAGCCGTCATTACATAGTGTTTATATGTCGGATATCCAGATTGTGTATCATCAAAGGCACTATAAATGGTACCTGAGGACCAGTTGTTTCTTGGCACAACAAAGGAAATATCTTCGGAACTCTTGATAGATTGCATTGTCAATCTAAGTTTTTGAGCCTCTTTTAAGGTGTTCACCGGCGCTGGAACATTATCCGAATCATCCCATTGTTGGGATTTGCCTATCGACATGTAGTATCGTTGCGCGGAGTCCGTAACATCATCATAAAGAAACTGAACAAATTCCTTTTTCATTCTATCTGTAATAATCGCTGTCATTGTTTATCTTTCTATTATGTGGTTGTTATGTAATGTGTATCGGATGAATCAAATCCTACAAGATACCAATTCGACCCAGCCCAGATTGCTTCAACAGAACCGTGTTGTATCATAGAAAAGGAAGTGCCTTGCCCAAAGTTGGACGGTGTAACAGTTGTTGCGCCAGCGCCAATATTAACAAATCGTTTACTCTCACCCGTTACCGTTCCATCAGCCATTGTCGCCGTAATCGCGGTGCCTCGGTTGAATATAGTGAATGGAACCAAAAGTGAGACCGCAGGCGTAGCGCCAGTAAGAGTTTCGGATGTGTAAGCAAATTTCGTCTTTATATTTATCTCGCCAGCACCTTTACCTGCAAGGTTGATACCTATATTTGCATCATCACCATGACCTGTAATACTCGGATTAGAACCAGTTGCCGCGTTGGCAACCTCGATATGGTTGACTGCCGAGGCAACGGCAAGAACATCAATCGATTCTGCGCCATTAGCATCATTGATAGATGTGGTTATAGCGGGCGTGGTTATGTTGGGGCTGGTGAGAGTTTTGTTTATCAGGGTTTGGGTGTGGTCCTCAAAAACAAATGTATCTGAATCGGTCAGAATCGGAAGGTTTACATTTCTATCCGCGACGAGTTCACCTACCGCAACAACATATTGGTGGTCCAAAGATGTGTCATTTATTTGTGGAGTGGTGAGAACTGGACTGGTGAGGGTTTTGTTGGTTAGGGTCTGAGTGCCGCCATCCAATACAAGAATGCCAGTGTCGTTTGGTATTTGTATTGTTCTATCTGCTGTGGGATTAACAACAATCAAATTGGTTTCATATGAATCTAAAGAAGAACCTTCAAACACAATTTTATCACTATCAAAAGATATGCGACTAGATAGAGTGTTACTATCACCACCTAGGTGTTGGTATATTTCCACAAAGGTTTGGTTTATCTTGGTAGCAGCATCGCGCGGAACGTCACCTGTGCCGTCGTTTGCTGTAGTACCAGTGCTAATGTTTTGTCTAGTCATTGCTTACTTTCGAATATAGTTTGTTTCTATTTATACTCATTTTAGTTGGAATCCTGATATTGATAGACATTTTGGTCAGAATCCCAATAATCGAATGAACTTTGGTCCATGGTTTCCAGTGTGTTGGAGAAGTCGGTTGACCTGTTGGTCGCGGATGAATCTTCGTCAAATGTATGACCTTGCGCAGTCAATAGGTCAAGTATGTTGTCATATTGGTGGTCGACGCCGGATATTGGGGCATCGGCAACAGGTAGGATAACCTTGTTGATAACAATACGTTCTGCCCAAGCGTCGGAATCGGATGTATCAGGAACAATAGCAGTTACCGATGAAAGAGTGGTCGGTGTCATAGTAGCAAACGAACTGAGAACTTGTAAGTTGGCATCCGAATCGAGGTCAACACATTCCCCAGTAGGATACATTGTTGCTACGCTCGTAATGAGAACATCACCCGCAAGATAGAATCCTGTTGGGTGAATATATTTCTTAAATGTTTGACGCCAAGTTTTAATCGGCGTGGATGATTTGAGTAGAATGGAAAAGATTTGATATCTTTCATCATCCTGTATATATTTCTGATATTCAGGCCCCAGTTTGGATTCATTTAGTATGAAAATGTCCCTTTTGGGATAATGTATTTCCACATCTTCACCAAAGAAGGCGTTGAATAATCCTTCAGTTGAAATCTCACGGCCCTTGGCGCGATAGAAATGGGCAATCAACTTTGCGAGGTGTCGTGGGTCGATGGAGTTATCAAAATCTGTTCTCTTTACATTATAACCAATCTCATGAAGAACCTCATCCAAATCTTGGAGTGTGTTAGATTCTACATCACGCAGTTGATACAAGGTTTGTATGACATAAGAGAACGCAGCACGACTATTCTCTTGATTCTCCATGTAATCGTAATAGTATTCAAGAAATAAGACTAGGTTTGGATAGGCGGATTTAAAGTATTCCGGTATCGTGGTCTCAACCGAATCATACTTCACATTCAGGGGTAATCTGTTTAGATAATCGTGTCTGTTGGTCATAAGGTAACCTGAATCTCTTCATAATCGGTGGTCACGGAAGAATAACTGAGGTCAGTGTCATATTCAATAATATAGTTACGCAATGGGCGAATGGTGCTTCGGTTAGCAGGTCTTGCGGATACCTTGATATAATCTCGGGAGAGATACAATGCCACGGGTATGAATCCTGTGATATCTATTGTGCCGGTGGATGGGTCATAACATCCCAGATTATCCACAACAATATTGCCATCAGCATTCACGATTTCTAATATGTATGAATCCAAACGGTTTCGGAAATAACAGGTTGAATCGGTACCAATGGTGAATGTCGAGGATGTTATGATATGTTCCTCATCATCCTTTTCAGCAAGGGCAACAGGATATGAAATATTGTATGCCCCAGATTGGGATAATACCGGTTCAAATCGTTTCTGGATGTTCACATCCATCTTGGAATTCAAGATACCTTCGTCCAAATCATCAATATTCGCGAGCAATTGTGACCTACGGAAAACAGAAGTGAACAACGAAAGGTTAGCGTCAACATAATCTGCGATGGCTGTTTGGACCAAGTTCTTGGATGCGAAGACTGTAATACCCGAAATGTTCGGATTGAAGTTGTAAGTGGTAACAATCTCCAAGTATATTTCTTCCGGGTCCACAAACTCTGTGTCAATGGACATAATGGATAATGGGTCGGTGATGTTTTGTTTTATCAGGGCCTCGGTTGAGGTCTTTGTTGCTTCCGCAGTTCCAGTTGGATATTTCAATGAAACAAACACCTTGCCGTAGGTCTTGGGAACATGGTCTTCCCCACCCCACGCAGTAACATCATCTAACGCAGCAGAATATTTGTTCAGGATTGTGGCACGATAATCTTCCGCTGTCACAAGTCTGTTTTGGGTCGCAAAGGCTGCCGGAGCATTCTTGCGGATAGATTTGATGGTTTCCTTATCTCCTCCTGAAGCAGAGTTGGATACTGTGGATACGGTCATTGTATATGAACCAGAACCAATGGTCACGCCTGAGGCGCCCGTGAATGTGGTTGCGCCATTGGCATCGGCACCAACAGTATTCAGATAGTTCACAACAATCTTGTTACCGGCGGTAGGATTCTGACCAGTCAATACACCGTCCCCAAAGGACAGTTCATAATAACCATTTGGTGCTTCACGTAATAGATAATATGTGGAAGTGGAGGTGAGAGCAACAGCGGTGTTTAGGTTAGTGTATGTGTCGTAAGAGGATGAACTACGAGAATCGTAAACCTTGACGGTCACGGTTGATGTGTCCATATTGGAATCTGGTATGATATAAAGGTTTTCGTCAGCCGAGGAACCAGCATAGAAAGTTTTTGTTTTTTGGGTACCTTGATACACAGGTATTGAAAGGGAATCATCACTTGTCTTGAAGTAATAATTGCCCGAACCATCATCCGAGGCAGTTACATCTTCGCGAGTTTCAAATACATAAGAACTGCCATCCGCTGAGGCTGTGAACTTGGTTCCCAAGGGAAGGGTTACCGAAGATTGTCTATTTGGTGATGAAACACCTAGTATAGTGATATTGATATACGCAAGAGATGAAGTCTTGGATTGAACATCATAACCCAAGTTTTGAGCATGACCCAATATACTTGACCTGAGTTGCGCGGTATTCAGGAAAGATTCGTTTAGGGCAAAGTTGGCGATTAGCCCATTGTAATGAGTATTGTATGCGAGAATATCCATAACAGTGGACAGCGCCGAGGCCTCAAAGTTATAATCCTCAAATTCAGTTTGGTCTTGGAGGTGGGATATTAACGCCGCTTTGATGTTATCAAAATCTAAAGCAGTTGATGTAATACTTGTTACCATGTTTAGTTTCCTATTATCTTAATCGGGCGAGGCTTGTTTCTAAAGTTACGACTTCAGGAGTATTCACCACCTGAAATACGATTTTCACGGACACATCATTATATTCGGGCATAGATTTTGCTTTGACAGAAACCAACTTAGCCCGAGGTTCATGGTTCTTTATGGTGAATATCACCTGTTCCTCAATTCGTTTCTCGGTGAAGAAGTCTGCTTGGTCAAAGAATAATGCCCTGAGATTTCCTCCATAATGATAAGCGAATGGTTTTTCACCTTTGTTGGTCAATAAAAGATTCTTCACAGCTTGTCGTACTGCCGCAGCATCCACCTTCTTATAGATATCACCCGAAGGCCTCATGGCCATAAGCGCGTCAATATCGGAATACAACTTATCACGCGAGGTGGATATGGATGTACTCAGGTTGCCGTCTTGATTTGAAAACTTTTTGATTGCCATTGTTCTACACTTTATTGGTTATTTATAAGACTTTTACGCA